CTTGCATGCAGCCATAGTTGACTATGGAGGGTCGCCCGATCGGCTTGGGCCAGGGGAGCGTTTGATACTCCCGGCCAATAAGCCACGCGACGCCTGGAATCAGGTCAAAGCGGAGTGCAGTGGCGCCGATGCGTGCCCCCATGATTGGGATGACTGCACGTGCGGCCCAGTTGATGTGTGGCGCACTACAGACACGCTTTACGACATGCCCGTGGCTCAGGCTGTTGCCATGACTTATCGGGCTCGCAGGCGCGTCATGTACGCGATTGTGAACCGTTACTCCGGCTTCGTTGGGAAGCACTTTGAGCAGTCGTGGAAGGCAACGCTTCGCACTCGCGACAACGGCGCCGTGGGCCTTTACGTCCAAGTCACGGTTCCGGGCCAGGCAGCACCTTACTGCCATTTCGACTGCGGCTGGCTATCACAGGGCTATGCTAGCGATGGCGATGACGCCATTGCCATCACCCTCATGCGCACTTATGGGTCGACACACGTCTACCGCTTTACCGCGTATCAGGGTCCAGCCCCGGAAGTGCTGCCTCGGTTGTTTGGCAACCATAAGGTCAATGACCGCATGGCACTGAGACCGCTAGCCGCGGCAGCGTCCAGCGAGTTGGCATTGCTTAATCCCGACCTACGCGTCTCGTTCCTCGCCGACTCTGAGTTGGTTATCACTGAGGACAAGGATTTCGCTCTCGTTCACCGCGAAGACGTGCCAGTGCCCATTGCCTATGAGGTCATAGCTTCTAGGAGCATACCCATCATGATGCGAGAGCGCAACGCCAAGTGTCTTCGTGCGGTTACGGATACCGTTGCCAGTGGTCTGGAAAAGTTGGGCTGGCCCGCCACCCTTGTGGCTGCGGTTGCGCCCATCCACGTGGGCTTGGCACTGCTGCTCAACTTGGAGCGTGAGCGGGAAGTCTTAGCCGGCATACGTGAACACTGGGAACTCATGAATCACCATGCTAGCGCCCTGTTGTTCCGCGCCCCGCTGGTACCCGCCCCCTGGTGGCAACGCCTCTTACGCCGCGTCATGCGGTTCGTTACGTACCCATACGAGCGCACAGTGGCCTATGTGCTGCGAAAATTGCGCAAGTGGATGTTCCCGGGGGTTGTGCCCCAGCCAATCGCCGGCCAGGTGGCCGACGCCGTTGCGAAGCAGGTTCAGGCTTTTGGCACGTTGGCATCGTGGCCCATGGTCCTATTCCTCTCCGGCGCGCGACAGCTCGACAAGCTGGTCCCTGTGGCATGGGACGGCTTGCGCTGGTCCGCGTGGGCCTCATGGCCCATTTCTTTCATCCACAGGCATAACGCCACCGCGCGTGAGGCCTGGTACATTGCCACCAAGGAGAGCCCGCGTGAGCTTTGCGAGCGCGCACTCTGCCCCACTGGTTGGGCGTCCGCACAGGCAGTCGTGACGGCAGCCTTTTTTCGTTTCTTCTGTATCAACCCGACCGCAGCCGTCTGCACGCTGCCCTTCGTCAGCAACGCTTGGGTGGCAGCGGCTGTGGCAGAGGATCTGCTCTGTGCCACCCTCGCCACTACATTGCGGGCGGCTGGCATGCCTAAACGACCCGCCCGCCTCCTGGTTGGAGTGGCCGTCGGATTGGTGGAGGCGGCCCACAAGCTTACTCTTGGTCACTCCCTCCCAATGGCGCTTACTAGCGTCATCGCCCACCCGATCCTTATGTCACTGCCCTCAAAATGGTCTGGGGCAGTGCACGTCGCATACAACCTATTTGTATCGGTCGCGAGCGCTGCCGCAGCCGGACAACAGGCACCGGCTGGCCGACTATTGTCCGGGGTTGCTGCCCTTGCGGGCAGACCGGGACGAAACTGCCGCGCTCCTTGTGACCAAGATGGTCTGCCAGCCCATGACTGCGACGACTTTGCTTCTGGTGGGCTGCCAACGCGAAATGCCCTTGGTATTCCGCAAGTGCACGCACAACATTGTCAACGCCCTAGAGCAGCGAATGTTCAAGGAGGTGTTGCCCGTCCGGACGCCGGATGGGGCGTTCACGGCGGAAGCCTTGGCTTGGGACATGGTTTACATAATCTCCACCTTGTTCCATCGGCGGAACCACACGCTTACCGGTCCGGTGCGTTCAATACGGTTTCGCCATTGGTTGAAGCGGTTTCCACCGCTGCGCCAGCAGGCCATATTGGAGGCGTTGGCTCGCACGAGCGGCAGCGTTCACCAAGCCCGGCAAAAGTACGACGTCTTCCCGAAGTGGGAGCAGGTGCCCAAATTGCACTGCGCCTCCGCCGCGCCAGGCGCGGCCCGGTGCATCATGGGGCCAGATCTCAATTGGTTGGCAGTACTTGGGCCGTGGCACGTGGCCTATGGCGACCGTCTCAAGGTCGTGCGTGGGCGCAACAGCCGCGTGTACTTCACGGCTGGGGCCACGGCGCAGGCACTTGGCGAG